CTCCCCCATTGTAATACTTTGTTCGAATTTCAAGGACTACTCGCATTGCAAGCAGATCGCTGACAAAGTCGCCCTTCAACGGCGACTTGGTATAGTGATTAATTGGAATGCGAAATGGAAACCTGGAAATACGTACGAAGTGTTCGAAACTCTCGTAGACGGCACGCAACGACCTATCGTCCGAAAGGACGCACCTGACAACGACAACAACAGATATACATTGCCAGAGATTCAACAACTTCTGGCAGACCTCTATAAGAAACACATGTTGGAACAACGGACCCGCGATGAGCTCTTTGAAGCGCTCCTACCCCAAGGAGTTGAGAAAGGAGCTTTTCTCGCGATGTATGACGCAGCACTTAGACAGAAAAAGAAGCCTACTGCTGAAAAGCAAACAGGCTTCTTCACAGCATTTGCTATCGTGGCATTTGCTCATCAGCTGGCTAAGTTTACCGATTCGAAACTACACGGCTGGGGAACAGCCCTGCTCGGCGTCCTTGGCGCCGTTGCAGCAGGTTATACCCTAGCTCGTGTAGTCCTTGGACACACAGACACAGACACGGAATCCGGAGAAGGCCATCAGGCCAAATCCGGTACTAAGACACCGCTATTCACTAGAATAGCGAAGCACCCGACAATGAAGGAAGTGGGTGAGAGCAACGATGAAGGAGTTTTACGTAAGGTGATGAATAATCACATACTTATTGTAGATGAAAATCTGCGATACGTATCAGGAGTTTTCGTCTCTGGACGGATATTTCTGACAGTAAAACACTTTATTCGGAAGGCCAAGAAAATATCGCTTCATACACATAGAGCCACGGACACACAAATGTTCGAGTTCGACGTGGAAGATGCGAGGATTCTTGAATTTCCGGATGTTGATCTCATCCTGGTTGAATGTCCGACTTACGTTCAGCCTTTTACGAATATAGTCAAATACTTCTGTGACAGAGCTGTCACGAAGGACGTGGCGGGCTACGTAACCCGTCGAAATCATAATATCGATTTAGTAGTTTTCGGTACTACTATTCGAAAAAGTACAGTCATCAACGTCTTCCGAGACGATGATGGTTCAACTTACGAGGGAGTGTGTCATATTCAATATGATTACACTCATGGTAAAGGAGATTGTGGAAACCTAGTCTTCGCCTCGCAAGATGGATCACTCAAAATTGTAGGAATACATGAGAGTGGCTCAAAAACCGACCCTAATAAGTCTTTCGCTAACACCGTGCACAGGGTGGAATTAGAAGGACTTCTCAAAAACTTTGAAACTGTGCCTAGTCTTCAAGAAGAGTTTCCTTATGAGGAAGTTCAGCTTGAAGACGGTAAGGGATTTAATAAGACCATGTTTGTTGGTTATTCCGATCGACACATTGTGGGACCTATGCAGAGTGATCTGAGAAAATCAGAACTCTTTGATAAGGTTAGGGAACATACAACTGTTCCTGCCCTGCTTTGTAAGAAAGGAGATATCGACCCCATGGCCAAAGCTCTCAATAAGTATGGATTGTCAACAAAACAATTCCCCATTCATTTGGCGGAACATGCTACGCAATCACTCACTGAAGAGCTGAAATCACATCTCGCCGGTGATGATTTCACACCCCTTACCATAGACCAAGCACTTAACGGAATACCTAGTGAAGTTGATTCAGTGGATTTATCCACTTCATCAGGTTATCCCTTTTCTCTCGATCCAAAATTGAGAGGAGCTAAGCGTTTGGTTATAGACGGCGAACCCGGAGAGCTGACTCTGTCAACAACAGCTAAAATCCATTATGAGAGTTGGGAAAAACTCATACAACAACAACAAATTCCCAGTGATCCTTTCATTGCTACTTTAAAAGACGAACCCCGTCCTATTGAGAAAGTTGCACTTGGTAAAACACGCGTGTTTTGCGCTGGATCTCTAACTTCATTTTTGATGAATAAGAGATACTTTGCAAGATTTGGCGTTTTTCTCAAGCGCATCCGCGGAAAGACCTTTTCAACGATTGGTCTTAACCGTGGCTCAAGAGAGTGGCATGAAATGATTGTCAGAGCCCGTGAAGTTGGAGAATTCGGGCTCGACGGTGATCAAGAAGAGTGGGATGGACGCTTTAAGTCCCACCTGGCCTTGATGGCCCACCGTATAATAAGCGACGTTAGCGGTTTCAACGATAAAGACCGCGCGGCTACACTTATCCTGTTTTTGCATGCTGTTTTTCCACATTTACGAATATCGTGGAGATTCGGCACAGACATGGTTACAGTGATAGTCCGCATACTCGGATGTATGCCATCCGGGTGGTACCTGACCCTTATAGTCAACAGCTTGGTTAACGCCTTACTGTTTAGGATGGCTTGGATAGCCCTAGTATCCCCACCCTTTAATGACTTGCAATACTTTAGACAATATACGCGGGAGAAATACACAGGAGATGATAATTTCCTGGGTGTAGCGACCGCGTTCTTAGAGCAGTACAATAATATAACAATAGCAGAATACTTTTTGGCTTATGGCCAGAAGTACACACCAGCGTCCAAGAAGGGAGAACTGGTCCCTTATCAGCGCGTTGAAGATTGTGTGTTTTTGAAGACAACAACCGGCATATTGTTTGACCAATATGTACCCTTGTTTGACATGAATGCCAACTTTAGCACGCTTAATTGGACGCGGAAGTCTGATGATAACTTTGTGGCAACGGAAAACAATTGTAACGACGTCTTGCGAAATCTTTTCTTTTATGGAGAACAAGAGTTCACACGATGGCGAAACAAGATGTTGGAAGTGGCGCCCAAACTTAATCTAATCAACTTCTACTCAATGGAAACAGCGTATCTGGGATATGGAGCCATCCCAGATCCGTACGGAACATTCGGCTTCACTAAGAGTAAGACAAAGAATCCGGCAGCGTTTTACCGCGCTGTACAGCAAGCACTAGCCACAGTTAATTCTCAAAACTCTCAGAAGGAGATAAGTGAGAAAGAAAGCGGCCAGTACCCACACACTATGAATTTGTCATGCGAAATCAACGAACTGAAACAACTTCAGATGAAAGTTAAGCGAATGAGCGCCGACTATGATACATCTAGATGGCGCATCGCTAAAACTTTCGCTGAGCTTAACGGCAAGGAGATAACAGCCTCCCCATTCGCATCCCTGTATGCAGAGGCTTCTAACGAAAAGGGATATCTTAAACTCGCTAAGGAACTGGATTCTGGATTAGCTAAACACTCACCGCTATCCTGTCCACTGACTGATAACTATTCCGAGGAAAGTGAATATAAGTACTGGAATGGTAAACAGATTAATGGTATCATACGTGAAACCATTACTAAATTCAATAACTTCAAGCGACGCGAGCAAGAGTTTGGTGAAAGGCGACTTAATCTGGCCATGGAATTGGTTAGAAAGGTACCTGAGAAACTTGATGTCTTTTTAGACTTCATGGATCAAAATCAGGAAATGAGTTTTAAACAATTTGAGAAAACTCACGCCATCAACAAACTCATGAACCGCCTTGAGGTTCGTGAAGAAAGTGAAAAGGAAAGCGGACGTGTTGAACAACCCGTCCAATTAGCGAGCACTACGCCAGCCACAGAAGTTGGCGCACCAGCAGATCTCGACGACTCCACCCCAAAAGTAGCAGTACGAATGGGAGTGCACCTCGCCGAGCAACAACAAACCGTCATGAGAGAGGGCACAGACGGAGCGAGCAGAGCTATGGCTTCTCGAGCAGATGCACATCTGAACGAGATGGACTGGGACCTTCAGAAAATGTTGACGAGATTTAATCTCGTTAGCGCTTTCCCTTGGGCCCTGACCGACAATGTCGGCACTGAACTTGCTATAGGAGCAGCCGTTACGGATGTTCCAGCTGACCTGTTGAAGAATGACATATCGTCAGCACCCTTCCAACGCTTTGTTTGGTGGCGTTGTAAAAGGATAAAGGTACGATTTCAACTAGTCGCATCTCGATTTCATCAAGGTCGCGCACTAGTTTACTTCGTGCCCTCTTGTCTACCAAAGGCCGAACAAACCGCAGCCGTCCGCGGTCCAATAAGGGCGACACAGTTGCAGCATGGGTTTCTTGACCCGGCGAATGGCACCGTTCTCGATTTCGAAATTCCCTTTGTGTTTCACAAGGGTTTTCTCGATCTCGTGTTCGGCGATAGCCTCGGTCAATTGCACTTTCAAGTGCTTAATAAGCTCCAAGCTGCAACAGGAGCATCCACCTCTGTTGAGGTGAAAGTCTTCGTATCATTCGAGGACTCGCACTTCAGGGTGCCACGCGAAGGTGGGATTTCTTTCGAGAAGGCATTGCTGCAAAGTAAAGCCAAACGTCTCGGATTTAAGCTCATCGAACGCGAGGAAGCAGAGAAGGAGTCGGGAACTTTCGAGTCAATCGGAGGAAATCTCGGCCGTACAGCAGGAAAAGAAGTGGACACCCTCATCAACTCCCTGATCCCGCAAGAGATTACAGGAGCTGTAGCAGGAGTCCTGCTGGATAAGCCAGCGGTGACCGAATATCCGGAGCCGCTTGTCCACAAAGACGCGCAATATATGTCATCTTCGCGCGGTATTGAGAAACTCGAACGGATGACATTAGAACCATCTGCTCAAAACTTGACTGACGATCAATTCGGCAGCGAGCAAGATGAAATGGATATCAAGTATCTGCTCAAGAAACCAGTATATTATACTCAGTTTAATTGGGCAGCGACAGCAAACGTCGGAGATGTGCTGTTTCAAACACCCGTCTCACCGGCGCATCTGATAAATCCTTTAGCAGAGGCGTCGTTGCCAGGCGCAACCTTCGACGCGACCATACTTGGCTTTCTAGCCAATATGTTCACCCTCTGGCGAGGTAGCATAGTCTTTATCTTCCAATTTATTGGAACAGCTTTTCATGAAGGAAGAATAGACTTTTGTAACCACGTCGGACAGCTCACCCCCCCAGCTGACTACGCGACAGCGATGTCGCAGTATGTCAACTCACAGACAATACGTAATACGAACAATACGGTTGAAGTCCGAGTGCCTTTCCACTCTGATACCCCGTGGAAACGGGTTTGGAATGGAGAGCCTCTCGGAGAGACACCGTCAGTGACCACTGTAAGAGCTCTAGACTACATCACAGGATGTTTCACGGTGCGCGTTAGCGTTCCCTTGAAAAATCCCAATAATGTTGCAAACAATATTGATGTTAATGTTTTTGTTCTAGCGGGAGACGACTTTGAGTTTCATCAACTTACATTATACGGCATGCGATTTGCAGTCGCTAGCGCCGCAGTAAGAGATGAGAGAAGGGAAGCCAAACGCCGAGCATTGCATGAAGCAGTGAAGGAATCTGGAGATTTGAATACGGATGATAAAACGGACAATGGAGTAGCAGAATTGGGAGCCGGTCAAGCTTATACGCGAGATCTTCGAATGTCACACTTTGGAGAAACTTATACCAACCTGCGTGAAATGTGCAAACGTTACACGCATATTGAAAAGTATCAATTCACTGTTAGTGATATCGAAAATTACGCTAATGAGATCGTCTTCAATCCGAGATATTTTCCTGGCATGCTGGGAGTGTTGTTTAATAGTTACCGTCTCTTTCGAGGCCCGATGAATTGGAAACTTAAAGTTCTATATCAGCGGACCGCTACTGATGCGGATACTGTAGGAAGACTGACTGGGTACGTTACTACCCTTTATCAGCCTCCTTTTGACGACACTGCTATACCTGCCGGGGGGACACCTCTGACTTATAGACCATATCTAGCTACCGGCTACAATGATAATAGACAACCCGCTCTCGTGCGATTCTCCGATCAACAAGTCGCAGAATATCAAGTACCTTTTCAGAGCATTTATCATTCATTGCTGACTTTCTTGGCTGAAGACACAGTTTCGCCTTACTATCGTAACGCACTTGTGCAATTCAATCAGGTCGTTGGCTTGGATTTTGGCTCTCATACGGTTGCTATCGATAAGATCGTCACGTTATTCTGGGACGCGTCTTTCGCGGATGAGACTCGATTGGGGTTGTTTATGGGATTCCCACAACTTGCTCGTAGATCAGGGCGATTGTGGCCGAATACCCACAGATAGGTGACTCGCACCTTATAACGAGCGTGGGGTATTGCTAACGCACGATATTAACTAGCAATAGGTTAGTGGTAAACCTGAAAACCATCCCCTGCGCTTGGGGGCATCTAAACAAGCATTTTAATTTATATTTTATTTTATTTATTTATTTAGTTTACGGTGAACTTAAAACCGTTCAATCAATTAGTCAATTTAACCATGCAGACCTCGGATGCAGTGACATCCAGGTTCATTGGCTGAAGTGAATTTAGTTACGCCGAGCATTAGGCCTATTTATTCCTATTTGCCGGCATATGATTATTTTTATTTTATGCATCTCAAA